ATTCCAGCCGCAGGTTGTGGTTGAGATAAGGCACAACAGAATCGGGCATCGAAACCAGCAAGTCCTTCATCGACTTGGCTTCCATGCCCATACTTGCCATCATCAGGCAAGCACATAATATATATTTTATCTTCTTCATCACTACAATTCCTTAGACCATTTCTTTCCCCAAGGAGTAAAGAGCCATGCAAGAAAGGCCAATGCTACTATTGAGCAAACGGCAAAAGTTAAAGCTAAAGTATTCATATATTTATCTTTTAGAAATTAACAAACCTATTATAAATAAAATGACAGTTAAGAAAACACCCCAAAATATCGCCCAGTAAGAATCTTCCTGATTGGTCTGAACTATACCAAACAGAGCCGCCATCCCACCTAATACCATTACAGTAAAAGTGGATTTACTCATATCAAAGAAATACTTTACTACTGTTTCTCTGACAAACTTTGCCTTTTCCTTTTCTTCTTTTGCTGCCATATTTCTCTATTTTCCGACAAAATTACGGAAAATAAATGTAACTTGCAAATGATTTGCTCATTTTCTTTCGAAATTTAACCTAAAAAAGACGAAAAAGAGGAAAGCGCTTCATTACGAAACACTTTCCTCCAATTATCTAATCATTAATCGTACAATCTTCTTTCAGAAGAGATTTACTCCTCTACAGCAGCCTGCGCCGCTGCAATAAATCACGTAGGAAAGCCTTATTGCATGGATTACTCTAAACATAGTTTTAACAACTTATGCTTTTCTGTCAATAATTCTCTTTTCTATATACCTTATTATATACACGTACCTTATTATATATATATTACTCTTTCTTAAAGTCGTGTTTAATAATTAGGCATGTTTTTTCTTATAGGTCACACTTTGACCAACAGTCTGAGTCTTATTCAGCAACTTCTCATTTATCTTTTCCAATACCTTAATCTGTCCTCTAAGATAACTTATCTCCTTGTCTTTATCATTATCAGACATACCTTCAGTAGGTCGCTCATCCAGATGATCCAAGCCAAGAGAATTGTCCGAGCTAGAACTATCATCCAAGTATTTGGTTCCTTCATAAAAGAAGTCCATCTTTACATCCAAGGCATCACATATTCGTTCAAGAACACCAGACTTAACATCTTGTACTCTGAACTGATTACTGAGGTTAGGCTGAGACATATTAAGTTTCTCAGCCAACTCATTTATACTAATATTTCTTTTCGTCAAGATCTGGCGAAGTTCTGGACCATTCATAAAATACTTATATTGTAGTTAAACATTCTTAAATTATAATTGTTTCTTTATATATTTATCAGTTTTTATTTATCTTTTCAGACAAATATAACGAAAGCATTACGTAACGCTTGCGTAACCGTATGCAAATATACAAAATAATTATAATATGACCAAGAATAACGAAGAAATTTTGAATGAAATTTATTCAGGCACCAAAAAAGGTGAACTGATGAAGAAGAAGAAACAGTTGGTAGAGTCTTATCTGTACAAGTACGGAAACCTCATACTTGAATGTAAGTTGAAGCCAACGCCAGTGATTGAAAATCTCGCAAAAGAGTTTGGTTTAACCAGAGCTGGAGTAACTAATATTCTTCGGCGAGAAGGAGTTTATGCCGGACGGCTTAATCCGGTAATCTTCCCAAAAGAATAAGTATTATGAGTGAGAGGGTTATTTTTGAAAACAAGAATGTTTCTTATGAGACTTTCTTGGATGACTTAGCATCCTTCCTGGCTCCTAAGATAGCCCTGATGATTAAGAATCCTCCTAAGGAGTTTTATAGTCAAAGGGAGTCCATGAAAGTCTTCGGGGTAGGAAACGTAAGAAGATGGGTAAAGGAAGGCAAACTTAAACCGTTTTCAAAACGTAAAGGTAAAATTGAATATAAGGTTAGCGATCTCCAGGAACTTCAACGGAGAGAGCAAGATTATTTTTAAAAACAGGTGATATGTACAAAATAAAAAGAAGATATCAAGTTGAAAAGAAACAACCCTGGGTTGTGGATTTGCTTCTACAGATAAATCCTAAGTATTTCGCACCCTATGAGGCTAAAGATGACTGTCTTAAAAGTCTCATGGAAATCAATAAGACCATACGGTCTTTACCTGTACGATGGAGACGTGGTTCTTTTTCACTATCCCATATACGAACTATACTCTTATTAGATGATAAAATAGAGGTAAAGTACAAGTCCGGAAAGGAATGTATGACATTTTATATAGAAGAATTAAACTGATACAATATGAATACTGATAACAGCTGGATAAAGCTTCCACGAATGTTCATGAATTGGCAGTGGTATAAAAATACCAACATGGTTCATCTGTATCTCTATCTGTTGCTCAATGCTAATATAGAAGACAAATACTACTTTGGAATATCCATACAGAGAGGCGAATGCCTGGTATCTCTATCTACTCTTTCAAGAGATACAGGAATATCACGAGATTCCATTAAGAGATATCTGAAAAAGCTTCAAGCTACCAAAGAAATAAGCTATAGGAAATTGAGTAAGGGACGTATTATTGTCCTTCTTGATTTCAATAAGTTTCAACCTACAGGTACTGATGATCCTGTTCCAGATTGGATTAAGCTCTATCGCAAGATAGGCGATTGGGAGTGGTATCAAGATGCCAAGATGGTTCACCTGTTTGTACATTTAATGTTGAAGGCAAGTTTTATGGACGGAAGAGGATTGTCTGATTCCTGGCAGTTGTGTACTAGTTTGAGAGTGTTAAGTAAGGAAACAGGACTTAGCTTGCAGAATATTAGAAGTTGTATCGGTAAGTTGCAAAGAACAGGAGAAATAACGTTTAGAACATTACCAACACACCAACAAAGTATTATAACTATCTGTAACTCTGATAGTTATCAAGCATCAAAACGGCAGACCGCCCCAATTGCGCCCCAATTGCGCCCCGATGTCGCCCCAATTGAAGAATGTACTGTATTAAAAATAGAAAACAATGATATTTCAACACAGCAAAACTACAACGTAAGTGACAGAATAACAGACGTTTACGATGATACAAAACGGCAGACCGCCCCAATTGCGCCCCAATTGCGCCCCGATGTCGCCCCAATTGCGCCCCAATTGCGCCCCAATTGCGCCCCGATGCCGCCCCTACCTAAAGAATATAAGAATATAAGAAATAAAGAAAGTAAGAAAATCAACAACAACAACGCGCGTGCGCACGAAGAAGATTTCGTTGATTTTTCAGAAAAAGAAACATCAAAAGAAAACCAACAAAAGAAAGGTGAGAAAGAAAGTTTTCTTTCGCTTTCTCTCCACGATGATTTTTGGTTGGGTGCAATAAAGAAGAAGTTTGCTCTGAAAAGCATTGAAGAAGTGAAAGACAAAGTTAAAAACTTTGATTTGGATCATATCTGCAGAGGCAATAAGGAGCACAAAGATATAGTTGATTACAAAAGCCATTTTTGCGATTGGCTTAAGTTTAACCTCATGGAACAATCTCCAGGCAAACGCAAAAGCAATCCCAACACAGAACGTTGGGAAGGAGAAAAATTTGTTCCTAAAAGCTCGGAAGGAGGTATTTACAATGGTCCTTTCTGATTTCAATTACGATACTGATTACTGCTACAGATGGCTGGCGTTTCTGTTTAGTGAAGAAGTAAAACTGAGATATAGAGAATACAAAGTTCACATGCAACAGCAAGAAGCAATATACAAGGTAGCAGACTGGATGGCAACATCAAAGTCTAGATTTGGGCTTGTCCTTAATGGTATTACCGGTAACGGAAAGACCACTCTGGTAAAAGCCATGCAGAACTTTTATAATATTTGCAAGTTCAAGAATCCTCTGAATGAAGAAGAGGCTGTCTTCTATACACATGCAAGTATTACGTTTCTGACATCGAAAGAACTGTATCATCTGTATGCCTCAGATAATAAGAGATTTGATAGATGTATGAATACGTTCATCCTCGCTATCGATGACTTGGGCACAGAAGAGAGTGATTTCTGTCAGTATGGGAACAGATATAAACCGCTAGAGGAGTTGTTGTCTTATCGGTATGAAAGAATGCTTCCAACAATAGTGACAACCAATCTCAGCGGTAAGGCTATCCGTGAGAAATATGGCGATCGCCTTGCAGACCGTTTCAACGAAATGATGCAAGTTGTGACCATGCCTGACATAAACTTCAGAACTCCCCAGACCGAATAAGCGAATACTGGGGCGTTAAAAGGAGAAAAGACTATAAATTGCACGACTGGTGCGAGAAAATGCCCCAAAACGCAAAGAAAACGGCAAAAAAGATAATTAATATGAAGATTTACGAAGAAGTTCTTAGAAAAACCAATAGTGGACTTGAAATATTCGTCTACTATTTGGGAAAGGAATGTCTTAATAAGAAATTTAAGAGTCCATTCCGAAGTGATGACAAGCGACCGTCTTGCCATCTGTATGAGAACAAGAATAAAAATGGTGAGACTACCTACTATTTGCAAGATTTTGGAGACAGTAGATGTTGCGGAAACTGTTTTGAAATCGCAGCAAAGGTTCTGAATATAAATATCAATACGGATTTCTATGAGCTGCTGAAGAGGATTGACCAGGATTTATGTCTCAATATCATAGAGCCTAGTAATCCAAACGCAGAGAAACGTCCTAAGGTTGATATTGTTCAGATTAAGAAGGAAATTTCTAAAGGACGTACATCAAGTATTAAGTCTTTTACACCGATAATACAGGATTTTCAAACATCTGAAAAGGAATATTGGGGAAAATATGGTATTAACGAAGCAACGCTGCTGAGATACCATGTACATAGCTTGAAAAGCGTTTCTTTTACCAAAAAGGAAGGTAAAGTGTTCAATGTGTATGGAAGTAAAACTATTCCTGCATTTGGATATTTCTTCAATGGAATGACTGGAATTAAGGTGTATCGTCCTAAAGCCGTGAACAGATTTCTTTATGCCGGGAACTTACCTTCACCTTATGTCTTCGGATGGGAACAGCTTCCTGCCAAGGGGGAGTTTGTCTTCATCACCGGTGGAGAAAAGGATGTTCTCTCTCTTGCGGCGCACGGATATAGTGCCATCGCTTTTAATAGTGAAACAGCAAAGATACCAGAAGATAAGCTTCTAGAACTTTCTGAAAGATTTCATACAATAATATTTCTTTACGATACAGATGCTACAGGAGTAAAAGAATCGAGTTTAAGAGTAGAGGAGTACAAGAATAAATATAATGTAAAAAGAGTGCAGCTCCCTCTTGCCGGAACAAAGGCAGAGAAGGATATAAGCGATTATTTTGCTCTAGGAAATAGCTCTGAAAATTTCTCTATTCTGATAAAGAATATAGTATAAAAGGTAAATGATAAAAATATGAAACAAACAAATGGTTTTCTACAATACTCATCTGAGTATATATGTTTTTCTGCTATATCAGAAAGCGATAAAGAAAAGCTTTTGGAAGAAGGGTATTTAGCATCCTTCTTTCCTAGTTGCGTCTATGCTATAGACTGCAAGATCTTTAACCATCCTCACCATGGTATAGGTATCAGAAATATTAATGGCGGCGTTGAATTTCTGAATATAAATAATATGAAGAATCCAATTACTCTTCACAAAAGAGGCATATCCATTATCCAATCGAATAATGATAGTAAGAATAGATGCAATCTGTTTCTTACCATTACGGATTATCTGGCATATAAAGCACTTGTGAAATTACCAGTTATATTCTATGATGATAATTGTGACAGTATCATTCTCAACAATCATAAAAATCTGGGCTACTTTCTGGTAGAAAGTGAGGATTACAATATCATTGATATGTTCTTGCCAAATACGGAAACAGGTAAAACCCTCACAAAGACTATATTAGACAGGAACGCTGCTGCTAGAGACTGGGCATATACATACAAAGATTACTCTAGTTTGCAGGCATTTTTACAATCATATATTAAAGAAAACAAAATATGAGTACAATTGTAATAGTATTTATTGTAGTTGTCCTAGCATTAGTTCTAACTTGCATCTACGAAATTAAGTACACCTACAGGGACGGAGGATTATGGAAGAAATAACAAAATAGCAAACTGTTAATTATATAATTATGATGACGCATGCCAGTGTTTTTTCCGGGATTGGTGGAGCAGAACTTGCTTCCGCCTGGATGGGATGGACTAATCTGTTTCATTGCGAAATTCAGGAGTTCCCTCGACAAGTACTAGAATATTGGTTTCCTAATTCAGAAAGTTATGGAGATATTACAACAACAAATTTTGAAAAATGGAAGGGAAAGGTCGATGTTCTCACAGGTGGATTTCCCTGTCAGCCTTTCTCAGTCTCAGGTAGTAGAAAAGGAAAAGAAGATGACCGTTATCTCTGGACAGAAATGCTTCGAGCAGTTCGAGAAATACAGCCAACTTGGGTCGTTGCTGAAAATGTTAACGGAATCAGAACGATGGTGGAACCCTGTAGTGAAGTTAAGGTGGGACGTTCAGACAATATCTTCGAGGAAAGTTATATTTACCGAGAAGAATATAAATTTACCATCGAGCGAATCTGCGAGGATTTTGAGCGAGAAGGATATTCTGTCCAACCGATTATTATACCAGCTTGTGCCGTCGGAGCACCCCACCGGAGAGATCGGATCTGGATTATTGCCCACACCTCTAACACAAGGGTTGAAGAGATGTGGCAAAACCGGCAAGACGGAGTTTTTTCCGTTGAAGCTTCTTCCTACACCAATGACTGCAGAAGCAGACAAGTATACGAAGAAGTTCAATCCAAAAAGTCAGATGGGGCAAAGTTTAACCGCATTGGCAGTAAACGGCATGCTGCCAAAAAGGTCAGAAAAAGATTTAGAGGCTGCTGCGATGCATTCAAAGGGTTCCCAAAATCTCAACCCACTATATGTAGAGGAGATGATGGGCTTCCCTTTAATGTGGACCACCTTACCATTTCTGAAAGAAGGTGGAGAAAGGAATCCATAAAAGCCTACGGCAACGCTTGGGTTCCACAGATAGCCTTCGAAATTTTTAAGGCAATAGAAAAAGTACATTTAAATTAATAAAAATATTAAAATATGACGAAAGAAGAATTAAAAGCAAAGTTAGCAGAACAGCAAAACATTATTGAAAATGCCAACAATCAGATTCGTTCTGATATGATGGAATACATCAAAAGCTTGCCATTCAAGGTAGGCGACAAAATTAGCTGTGAATGGTATGACGCTGGTTTTATTTCAAGTATTTGTCCTGAAAAAGATCATGACAAATACACTGGCAACATTGATTTAAGAATAAATCTGGTAAAGAAAGATGGAACTCCCTCTAAAATAGAAAGAAAAATATGGGGTCATGTTTTTGAAACCATTAGAAAAATTGATTAATAACATTAAAGAACAGGTATGGAAATATTGAAAGATATAACGCAATTATCGAAAGGATGTTCAGTAACCTTCATTAAGAATGATGAAGTTCAAAACTATGAATATTTAATGGTACACCCTCATCGTGAAACCTATTTTCTTTTTCTAGAAAATTGGTCACAGGAAGTAGTAAGAATACACGTTAACAAACTGTTAGGTGGAGATTACTATGTTGGCAAATACGACTCGGTTTTTGCCCTGGAGAAGAAAAAAGACTTCTTCATGCGCAAGATAAAGAATTGTGATAAGAGAATTGAAGAATTAAAGGGAAAACCCGTTGGCGGAATTAATTTAGCGCATACTTAACCCTGCCAATCGGTCTGTTGTTTACATAATTAATATATTGCAAGACTGTAAATGCGCTGATTTTCCCGATGATTCGGGTAAACAGTCCTGGTGTTTGCTTAGCATAGTTTCGGAAGAGCATGAAGTGATCACAAAGTTGAGAGAAATTTGTCTCGATTCTCTTCCTCGCCTTAGCATAAGGCTTAAATGTTGGTCGCCAATTCTTCATGTTCAAGCGATATGGAACTTCCAACTTGATGCCTACAGAAGAAAACAAGTCTTGCTGTAGTTCCGCACTGAGGTAAGCACGATCGCCAAGGATGCAACAGTCATAGAATTGAAACTTTACATCTTTAAGAAAATGAATGTCATGAACATTAGCTGGACTCAGGTCATACGAGTGGATAACTCCACTTAACCCACAGACAGCGTGGAGCTTATACCCAAAGTAGTATATCTTCTGAGTAGCGCAATAGCCAAATGCAGGAGAGTTTGTTACGTCTGTTCCTTTCATCTTGCAACGCAAGCCTCTGGACAAGCGACACACCTCTATTGGTTTGGAATCTATGCAGAAATATTCTTCTGCGCCATCCATCTTTGACGCTATGCGCTTACGAATCTTCTCACATAGTTCCGCAGTGAACTTTCGCCTGTCATTGAACTGGCGTCGAGAAATCAGATTTGGCATATCTGCCTTATACTCCTTCAGCCTATCGAACAAGTTGTTTTCACTGTCGATGCTAAGATGCTCGGCTGTCAAGCTCAAAGCAACAACTTCGAGGTCTGAAAAACGTGGTACGACTCCTGGGCGAGGAATATTTCCTAGCTCATTAACTAAATTTTTGGAGAATTCCTTGCATATCTCAAGAATTTTTACGAAATTTGCATACAAGTTGTGCATAGCGTGAAATATATAACTTTATAATTGGACACTACAAAGTTACTAAAAATCAACGAGATGCACAACTTTTTTCTCCATAAAAATATACTAATTTTCAGGCGGTTTTTTAATTCCGCCAACAGGTAATACAATAGAAAAACAACGCAATAACAATATAGATATATAGCTATATAACACAATAATAACATATATAAATAGATA